GATTCATACTGTAATCAACCATCGGCGCGGAAGTACTTGCGTTTATAAGCAAAGATGTCCCCGATACATTTGTAAATGGAGCCGTTGGAACTGTGTAAGTAGTCGCTGTAGCGTCATACAAAGAAGTGCCTTTGATTATTCGAACTCCACCTATCAACCCAGAAATAGAGCCGTCAACCCCAGAGATATCAAGATTAGTCGATCCTGTGGTTGCGTTAGCAAGACCGAGGAGTGCTGTGCTAGTTGCTATCCTGTTTCCATTCCAAAAAAATGATGTATTAGTGCCAGTCCTTGTCATAGCTATATGAGACCACGTTCCAACCAAAGCTATATCTTTTGCTGCTGTTGTTTGTGTAAAATAGTCTGAAGCATCCGCATAAACCTGCATACAAAAAGTGGTCGGGTGTACGTATATATCTAGACGGGCAGGGGTATCGCTATGGTCAAGGTCAAGATAGTCTTGCCTTACACCACTTACCAATAAATAGCACCAAAACTCTATTGTAAAGTCACCTGCGTCGGTTCCGAGCGCCAACGCCACACTATCGTTTGTACCCAATTTATTAGTCGCACTCCTAGCGTTTCCATAACTACCGCCAAAGGCTGATGCAGACCATTCCGCTACAGTCGTAGGGGCGTCAATAGTAGCGTTTGGTATGGGGCTTTGAGCAACAAACCAAGGATACCCGACGTTATTAGCCCCAGCCGTTCCTCTGTATATCGACAAAGCGTTTGCACTTAAATCTACAAAATACGGTCGAACGAACGTGAGTAAACTTGTTTGTGATCCTGTAATAGCCGCAGTGTTTGATCCGCCATACGGGTTTGCCGATTGCGTAGCGTTCAGTACGCTAGTTGGAACTGTAAAAGCTCCAGTATAAACAGCGACACCTTTTACAACACGCAACTGACTAAGCAGTCCATCAGTGTAAAAACTTGGCGTTGGTCCTTGGCCGCAAAGATACACATAGCCAGTTGTACATGTAAAACTTGTTGCACTTGTCCCCGTCGCGCTTGATGCTCCGTTAACATAAATAGTGCATTGATTAGTGCCTGTTCCGCTTCTGACAATAGCTACATGCGACCATGTATTTAAAGAAAGTGCCGCGCTGGTAGCGATAATTGTTCCAAGACCTGTTCCACCGTTTAGAGTAACTTGATTTGACGTGGTCAATCGAACACCAAGTCTTCCAGCAGAGCCGCCATCGTGTATATCAAAAATACATTTAACAGCCCCAGTTGAGTACGGTTGCACCCAGAATTCAATGGTGAAATTGCCTGTGCCCATTGCAAACGCAGTATTAAAAGGGATCGTAAATATTGGCGATGTTGAAGCTCGACAATCTACTGAATATGCGCTTTTAAATGGGTTAAATGTGCCCTGCATAAATGGAGTTACGCCTGTGGTGGCGGTTCCAGACAGAGTTAGCGGTGAAGAGGATGTATCTGTAAGCGGATAATTTACTTGTCCGTTCGTGCCGTCTGCATGTAATAGTGTAACCACAGTATTGAACGGTGGATTAATGGTCGTACTTGCCACTCCTGAGCCTTTACTAGCTTTAATAGCACCACTAAACATGCATTACCCCCTTTAATATGTGTAATTCTGACTGGCGGTTATACCATACCATCTAGAGCCGTCTGAAAAGAAACTAAAAATATCTTGTTTAGATGCGGTTGATGTAATTGTAGGAGTAGTGCCGCCTGCCCACGTGACTGTACTCCATGTCACAGTGCGGCTGCCTGTTGCGTCTTGCCTCAAAAGCACAATAAAAGATTTTCCATTTACAGCGGTAGGCATCGTGATTGTTGCATTACCAGTCAAGGTAATGATCTGAAATGTTCCGTTTGTCAAATCTAAAGTTATAGCCGTGCTTGAGTTTGCAGAAAACGGTGTTTCAACATAGTTTGTGACTGTTGGGTTAGTCAGCGTTTTATTTGTAAATGTCTCAGTACCAGCCAAGGTAGCCAATGTACCTGTCACGGTCGGTAAAGTTATAGTCCCTGAGTTGGTAATGGTGCTGATCACAGGACTTGTCAAAGTCTTGTTTGTCAGCGTTTCAGTACCCGCTAAAGTAGCCAAAGTACCTGTTACAGTCGGTAAAGTTATAGTCCCTGAGTTAGTGATAGTACTAATTACAGGAGCCGTCAAAGTCTTATTCGCTAGAGTTTGAGTAGAACTGAGGTTAACTAGAGTGTCTGTAGCTGCAGGGAACGTATATGAGTACGCTCCACCGACTACAAAAGTAGAAGCAAAGTTTCCGCTAATAGTCAGCGTGCTAGCCGCATTATTTGCAACTCCCGTACCGCCTTGTGCTGGAGTAACTACTGCTGCAGTGCTCAGCAGCGTACCGCTGGTCGGGAACGTAACGTTCGTTACCCCAGTCAAAGTACGTGTGTAAGCAAAATTACCAGACGATGTGACTGTAGCGGCATTATTATTTGCTACTCCTGTGCCTCCGTTCGCAGGATTAAGAGTACCACTTAAAACGATAGAGCCTGCTGACGCGGTAGACGGTGTAAAACCTGTAGTACCCGCGCTAAATGAGGCTACACCTGAAGACCCGCTCGGTTGCCATGAAGGAAGACCAGATGCAAGAGTCAGGACGTATCCATCTGTACTAATACCGAGCTTTGATAGGGTGTTTGTAGCTGAGGCGTAAATGAGATCGCCTGCGGTGTAAGCTGAGAATCCTGTACCGCCGTAAGCTGAGCCGATTGCGGTTGCATTCCATGTGCCTGCGGTCAACGTTCCAACACCAGTGATGCCAGTATATGATCCAGACAGACGTGCGGTGTTTATGGTTCCCGCAGTGACTTGGCTGCCGTCAATCGCGATCGCGGTATTGCTTGCTGCGGTCAGTTGACCCTGAGCATTTACAGTAAACGTACCGACTTGGGTTGCAGAACCATAAGAGCCAGCAGAAACAGCGGTGTTGGTGATAGAAAATTGATTTGTAGAGAGGGTTAAACCTGTACCTGCGGTGTAGGCTTGTTGAGCGGCAAACTCAATAAATACAATTGACGTTGTACCAAGAGTGATTGGTAATGCGGTTTGCTGAACCCATGACGTGTTTGCATTTGAAGTGCCGCTTAACACGAGCATCAAGTCGCCTTGATCAACCTCGTTGGTTCCAGTTCCGCTGGTGTCGTAATCGGTAGCACGAGTCAATACATACGCAACACCGCCAGTACCTGCTGTAGTCAGTGTATACACACCGTTAAATGCTGCGCTTGGTGTTGTATTATTGACATACGAGCCTGTCTCGTCTTTTATCAAAATGCGCTTTCCAACATCACCAGATACAAACGTATATCCGTCGATAGTCAGAGCTCCAACAGCGTTGGCGGTTATAGTTGCACCGACTCCACTTGAGCCGTTGTTGTATGTATACGCGGCAGATAAAGCCGCAGTGGTTGCGTAGTTACAAGCCGCATGGAAGTTAATACCAGTTGCAACGCTGTCAGCGTACGCTTTATTGACGATGTCTGTACTATTGCTAGGAGCGGTACTGATTGAGCCTGTAGTCAAAGTTACAGAGGTAATATCTGTGTTAGCCCCGCTTGCGGCTTTGCTGTTGAACGTTGACCAGTCTGTAGAGCTCAAAAGTCCTCTGTTTGTTGCAGATGACGTGGGTAGGTTTAATGTGATTACTGGCGTTGTTGTAGAGTTAGCTACAGTAGAGCTTACATCAGTACCTGATGTGCCTAGGGTCAAAGCCGATACAGATGTCACCGTACCAGAGCCTGCTAGAGTTGACCACTCTAGTGAGCCGCCCGCAGTCACTGTCAAAACTTCGTTGACTGAGCCTATTGGTAACTTAGACAGTGTATTGGTAGCAGAGGCATATAAGAGGTCACCCGTAGTATACGAAGTAAACCCAGTACCGCCAGCAGTAGCCGGAACCGTTTTCCAACCAATAACCTGAACTACGTTGCTGGAGTCTTTATAGAACAGCTTACCGTCAACATAATTGATAGCGAGTTCGCCATAATTCAAGTTAGCTGCTAGAGGCGCAGCAGAAGCTGTTGAGCTCTTATACAGTGTTAGGGGAGTAAAGCCTAGTTGCGACATGTTAATCCTTTAGGTAGGTCCGTACTTACCTTGATACTCCGGAGACTGGTCATCGTATCCTGTCAAATCTGCATCTGGTCTAGGCGATTTCAAAACGATTTTTTCTGTCTGCCGAGCGGGCAAGCGATAAGGGTCTTTTTGATCTTTGCAACCTTCGCTGCATACAAATAACCCAGGAAAATTTGTATCGTTACTCATCGTGGAATACGCTCTCTTCATTCTGCAACGATCGCAGATAGCAATTGCTAAAGTAGAGTTTCCTAGAGTATCAAGAAATCTTGGCATATATCATCCCGTATATACCGATATGTTAGGTGCAAAGTACATTGGCGATTTATCGCGTTCTTCTTGCTCAGCGATAAATAGGTACTTCTCAGCTTGATTTTCTAGGTACGTGACACGACCAAGGGGTACGCCAGGCAGTTCAAGCGACATCCGATGTGCTAACATCATCACTACCGCCTCATACCACCGTTGCGGGACTTCTAACTCATCGGTCAAAGCCCCCACGTCCATGATTTGTCTAGAGTACCACACCGTAGCTTGCACAAATGCGTCTTGAGGCGTTGGCCACAAGTAAAGTTTCGGGTTCGGCACTGTGCGATTAAACCAAAACTGGTACGGGTTATTTGCCGTGAAATTCTTGTTTGGCAGGTTCGTGTAGTCATCACGATTCAACCGCGCCATCGGTATTTCAGTACTGTTATTTCCGAAGTACAACTCACGAATAGCCAGTGTGGTAGTAGCCCCTGCTTTGATTCTGTAATATTGAACGTTCTGCCCAGGATCAATATCAGTCCATATCCACTGTTTATCAGTTACTTCAACGGTACCTACGTTATTTAACGTGCTCCAAGTTACGCCGTCAGAGCTGTACTCAAAAGAAAACGTCCATGTGGCAGAGCCCCCACCCGCTATGTAAGGCATCACTCCAATAGAGCCGATGTACTGGGTGTTGGAGCCGCCATAGTTCACAGAGATATTACCCGCTGCAGATGTCTGCTGGCAGTACGTGGAGGTGTCACCGTCAAAGGCATTATCAACTGAGCCTCCTGCAGACGATGCGTACACCCCAGTAGGGCGATTCATAGTACGGTACAGCGCGTTCAGAACGTCAATTGAACCGTCAGGCAGCGCATAGATATACTGGTCAGGGTTCAAGCCGATAACAGTCTTATTGATCGCCCAGTAGTTGATACCGATATTGCCTAGGTTAGACAATAAAAAGAATAGTGATTCTCTAGCCGATATCTGCTGCTCAGAGGTAAGTTCCTCGGCCAGCTTACCGCAACGGCGAGCTCCGTGGTCAATCAGCGTCTGAACGTTGATTACAGTTTGGCCAGTCGTTCCAGAGTATGCCATCGTTATTCCTTACCAACCAGGACAATTCCATCGTTTCATCGATGCTCTTGCACGGCTACCTTCTTCACTCTTCTTTGCTACCGGACCCATTCTAGCGCAGAACGAGTCTCGTCTTGGACCGCCTTCTGGTTGCGGAGCTTTCAAATTAGAGCCTGTAGCTGCATTATACTTGCGTCTACCCTTCTCTGTGAGCCCTGCTCCCTTGGATACTGGCAAAGCTTCACCTCGCTTGACGCTGAGGCTGACCTCGCCACCCTTTTTCATTTTGGCTGTTTTAGCTGATTCACGAAAGTCTTTAGCTGTTGGAGCCCCTGCGTCACCAGGACTCCGCATTTTTTCATTAGATCCAGCAGCAATTCTTTCGCGTTTTTTATGTATATTTTCATAGAGACCGCCATGTTTAAGTTTTTTAGCTTCATCCGCTTTTGCAAAATCCTTGCCAACCTTTTGAGGTATACCTACTTTTTTGGCAAAGCCAGGATCATGCGCAACGGCTTCCATCAATCTATGTTGGGCAGGTGATTTGCTTGGCATGGTCAGGCGTATGACTTAACCATCTCAAGTACAACGGTGTAGGTGTCACCGGCAGAGGCGTCAAGGGTAGTGAATGTGATTGCGCCATCAACCCCAGTCCCAGCATTGTTGGTCAAACCGCCAATTGCACTGAAGTCTTGCTGATAGCTATTGTTTTGGGGGATTGTTTCAATAATCACAGGGGTGGTTGCCTTCCACTTCAATTGGACTTCCATACCATGAGTCAAGCCTGTAATTTTTGTAATAGCTACACTGTCGCAAGCACCACCCGCCGCAGATGGATTCAGCGACGCGGGATTAACTTTGACAACATTAGTCTCACCAGTACCATCACTAGTGTTTGTAAATTTCATGATTGCAACACGCTCACCATCAAAGAGCGTTTGACTTCCGACTGCATCAGCCATATCTGTTCCTTAAAGAAAGCGGGAGCCGAAGCCCCCACTCGTTTTCAACAAGCGCGACCGCCATTTTTGAAAGTTCCAGAGAGTGCAGTGATTCGCACTGGAGCTGAAGGAGCCTTTTTACCTTGCGGCATTTTTTCAGGACTCGCCTCAGTGCTCTTCATGTCACCCTTCATGACTTTACCGCCATCAGCGTAGCACGCTGCGCCACCCTGTTTCAGCCCCTTCATAGACTTTTGAGAGTCGTGTTTCTTGTCCATACTAGACTTTTCCCACGCTTCCATAGTCATGCCGCGCTTTTTAGCCAGCTTTTTGTCTTGAGCTTCATCTTTAGCTGACCCTTCCCAGCTACCTCCATCCTTCATTCTAGGCATAGGTCTAGTCATGGGTGGAGGAGCTGTAACAGGTTTGCGCATAAGAGCTGGGGGAGCTTTTTTCGCTGCGCGTTTGGCGGACATTTTAGATGTCACCATATCGCTCAACGCTCCCATTGCTCCGCCATCAGCTTTCTTCTCGACGTATCCACCTTTTTTGAAGGCTTGATATCCTGAAGTGTCTTTAGCGGTAGACATTTTTGTTGCGCTACCAACCTTACCACCTGAAGCCAATTTGAGTACAACTGAGCTTTCGCTCGTACTCATCTTTGGCATAGTTTTAAATTCAGCCATGATAGCCCTCCTTAGGCTTGAGTTACACCCAGAGCACCCAAACGAGTTCCGTTGGGTCCTGCAGCGATACCAGGAACAGCAAGAGTCATAACCAGACGCTTGATACCGTCAGTTGCAGAGGCAGGAGTGTAAGTTCCGCGAACGTCACCTGAGGTTGTGGTTGCAGTTGCTTGATCAGCAACAACTGGGGTACCTGCAGCATCAGCCAACGTGTTGTTGTAGCCGATGTGTACAATGTAGCCGAGATCAGTGATGCGGAGAGGGCAACCCAAAATGTCAGTCGTACCTACGGTACAAGTCGTTGCAGAGCCTGCGATAGCGACTTCGCTGACTTGGAAGAAAGCTTTCTTACCGCTCACACCAGTACCTGCAACAGCAACGGTGATGACCTCAGACATAGGCTGTCCGTAAAAATCATAACCGCTGATTGTGAAAGCGCGAGCTGTGGTAGCGCAGTTAACTTGCAATGCGCGAGGCACGTCCAATTGGACTACAGTAACCCCGTCAGCGCGGGTGATGTAGCGACCGCCGAGGGTGCTAGTAGCCAACAAAGTCAAGTCCTGAGCGCCAGTTGCAGTCTGTGAAGCACAGATATTTGCAGTGTTCAGAGTGACAGGAACTGTATCCCAGATGTAAACGCGACCCAGAGGACCAACGCCTAATTCCATCTCAGAAGGATCAGCAAAATAGTCTTCAAAGCCGCCTACCATTGTAGTGCTTGATGCGGTTTGAGACACGTTCACAGTGTAGGTGCCGAGACCGCCAGTTGCGGTGCCGAGACCCGTGATGTAAGTACCGGCAGTGACGCCTGTACCATTAATCATCATACCGACTTGCAACTGCACACCATTCAATAGTGCGGTTACAGTCAGAGTAGTTGTTGCGATTGAGCCAGTGAAAGTGGCTACGTTTTGCTGGCGGTTTAAGCCCATGTAGGTCTGAGCTGAGCCCAGAAACAGATCGTCTGAAAATTGAGGCATGGTGATCTCCTTCTTGAAAAGTTTGATCGAGTTTAACAATGAATGAAGTGGGGGGATTGAGGCTCCCCCCGAAGCCTATTTAGACACCAGGAGTGCCGTACATGGAACGCCAGTCAGTGAAGCCGACGTCATAACGCTCAGTTGCCTTGTAGCGCATGCTGTCAGTTTCAAAGTCACCTTCCATGGTTTTCTCCAGAGCGCGACGCATCAAGAGCTTCATGCCCTCAGGAGCGTCAGTCTGAACCCACCAAGCGTTGGCGTTGGTCAAACGAGACAGAACAGCCGCGCCCTCATCCAGCAAGCCGATAGACTTAACAGGGTTGATGTCGTTGTTAGCTGTACCTGCACGCAGAACTGATTTCAACAGAACTTCAGCTTGGAAGACGTTGCCTGGTGCGACGACCAGTTGACGTGGGACCAAACGGATTTTCTTATTGTTGTTGTCGACTGCTTGACGGATCTGGATGAGCATTTGCTCAAGCGAGGTCTGTGACAAGTTAGCCGATGTTGACAACAAGTTGCTCACGTTACCTGTAACGATTGGGTGTGACGCGCTGTTAAGCGCAACACCGTCACCGCCAGCATAAGAAGCGTTGAAAGCGCGGTTCAACACGTTTGCCGCCAAAGTTTCTTTGGTTTCAATCAATGATTGAGCCAAGTGCTTAGCGTAAACCTGACCGATACGGATATGGTCACCGTCCTCAACCAACACTTTGGTCAATGCAAAGGCGAGGCCATACACATTGTACACATAGCGTTTTAAGAACAGCACGCCACCCTGTTGGTAGCTGACGGGAGAGCCGTCAGGCAACTGGGGAGCGGCACCAAAACCGTACAGGACGGGTTCTTCGTGGTAATTGCGCGGGATACCTTGTTCCTCACGGAACACCCGTGACCATTCGTCTTTACGCTGGTCATAGACTCCATCGAAGCATTCATTGAGAATAGGTTCAACAATACTTCTAAAGTCCGTACTTCGCATCGGAGCTGCCATGGTTCACTCCTCCTTATACAATGGCTGTCACAGAACCGAAGTACTGAGACTGAGCGTTGACAACTCGCACGATAACGAAGGGGTCACCCCAAGCATTATCGGCGTACGGAGCGATATCCACGACACGCATCTGACCTTGCGCACCGTTCGCTTTGGCTGTAGACACGCCCAGAGCTGTCGAAGACAGACCTGTGGTGTTTGAACCAGAGCTAACAGTGTAGCCAGTACCTGCGGAGAAATCGTATTCGCCACCCAGAGAAGTCTGAGCAATGGTGGCATCGGTTTGGATTTCATACACGATGTTAGGATCGTTGTAGAAATACGCAACGCATGAACCAGTCTGGTAGGTTGTACCAGAAGGCCAGTAGTTGGAAACGCGACGACGACCAGTGGTATCAGTCCACTCAACGCCAGCGAAAGCACCTGACCACGCACCGCCTGAAGCGGCAAGAGCGATGGTACCAGCTGCAACTGAAGTACCTGCGGTACTGTTGTAGCGTACGGGTGCACCTTTCAAAATGTCAGCGGCTAAACCGCTAACGATACCTCCAGCGAGCGCCTGTGCTCGATCCAAGCCCGAAGGGTGGAAAGCAGGACGCAAACCGAAGGAAGCACTTGTAGATGACATGTGTTACTCCAAAGAAGGTTTGAGCCCGATCATGTGAAGACCGGAACGGGTTTTGCCTGATCTAGATTATGGATGCCGTCGCCTTCAATTTGTCCAAGACGCTTACCGTTGCTATCTTTCTGCATTCCTTGCACTTGCTCAGCCTGAACGCGGATTTTGTCCGCTTCATCTTGAGGCGCATAGTGATGCAGTTCAGCCATGATCTCCTGATAGATTTCTTCAGGGATCTTATACAGTAACATCTCATTACAAGCCACAAAACCGGTATTTTCCCCTGCTTTCACTTTGTAGTTTTCAAAGCCAGGAACTTCTTCGATTTTGACGGGTTGGTACCCCATACGCACGCGTTTGTGTATAGGATCGTATCCGTTTGTGGTAGAAAGCCAGCATACATGGAACCCAGGTATCGGCGGTGGTGAAGGTAGGGATTCTTGTACCCACTCATTCCGGAACATCCTACGACGCTCCTGACTACTTGCTAACATGTCAGAAGATGAACCACGTTGGCTATCCTGCGATGCGCGGGACTCACGGCCACCTACTGTCAGATCTTTTTTGAGACGCTCGTCTACCCTGTCAGTTTTCACTTCAGATAGGGTTGGCGGTTTTTTGTCGTCACTCATATTTGTTTCCTCTGCCAAACTATACGTTCAGCGTTAACGGTTGATGAAATTTTAACCTCAAATTACCTCAGTCCAATACTGCGGTCATACTCCGCGTATCGGCGTGCCATTTTCTGGCGCTCCACAGGATTATCCCACTTGCCTGCTTCCTTAATCGCTTTTACACGATCAGGCGACAGACGGAATTCTCCTGGGCGAGCGTTAGGACTAGAGTCACGTCCTGAGCTAGTAACGGGAGAGCGAGGACGGTTCTGTTGTTTGAACCCTTCTTCACCCTTTACGCTCATCGCTCTGTGCGGCATGTACTTTTGGATTCGGTTATCAAGTTCATCCCAGTACTCTTCGCTTGTAGGATCCCATCCTTCTTCGACGAGTTCTTCGTCTAGTTTGACGGCGATCTTAGAGTCTGTATCGCGACCGTTAGGATCGTACCAATCATTGCGAGCCATCCAATCTGAAGCGTGACGCTGCAGTCTAGGATCGGGTGCCTGCGGTACGCTGGGCGATACAGTGCGTTTCTTGGTTGCTTCAAGAGCTTCTACTTCGCGTCTTGCATCATACCAACGTTCTTGCGCATCAGCCACACCGTTGCCGTCTCCGACCTTTGTAGCTTCAGCGATTTTGAGTTTAGCGTACTGCAGACGCATATGTGCATCTTCAATCGCTTTATCAAGGCGAGCCGAGTCAGCTCCTGCAGTCCGTTTCTCAAGGTCTGCAACTCGCTGAGCCATCTGCTCATTCTGCCGTTTCAGCATCGTGATCAGGTGACTAGACTCTTTGGATTTCTCCCTGTGGATCTGCTTCTTCAGCTTGCGCTCTTCTCGTCGAGCTTGGCGAAGTTGCTCCCGCGCAGGATCAGGATCAACATCATCACCGTCGTCGTGTTGAGCACTGCCCGCTAGGCGGTCATCTTTCTCTCTATCCTCTGGAATCTCGTTCTCAGGGATGTTGATTGTTGCAGAGCCGTCTGTGTCTTCGTTAACTTGCAGATCGAGTTTGTCTGTCGAGTTCATAAGAATGCCTTTACTTTCAAGGGATCACCCGTAACTTTTGAAATTACTTCGTGATCATTAAAGATTGAAAACAGAGCTGTTTCACCCAGCGCAACGTCGCCGTATGGAACTTCCCACCGATCGCCGCCCCACTTAGGCATACGAACGTAGTCGCCAACCTCAACCCAGTTGCCTTCTGGCCACGGCTCGAGAGTATCGCGTTTCTTGAAAGCCAATGGTCCAATAGAGATAACTTTCGCTACCTGATTGTTCCACTTTTCGCTTTCTTTCGTCTCTTCAACCAGTACGATTCCTGAACTTGTGACGGTTTTTCGAGTTTGGCGCCACTGCACCAAAATCCTACCGCCTACTGGAATTGCTCCTGGGTCTACTGCGGGAAATGCTTCCTGCAACGCTGCTTCATACGAAGCATCCGGAGTGCTATTTGTCATCGTCTTCATCTTCCTTTAAAAGATCATTCAAAATTACCAGAGCTTCTGCAAGCCCTTGGTGCTGTCCTACCAATCTCTGGTAGGTCTCGAAGTTAACGGCATTACCGTTAACTAACGAATCTGCGATCGTTTGCTGGCGACTCTTTACAGCACCTATAAAGTCGCTTACGTACCGCATTATTTCTTTTGCTTGCTTGAAGACGAAGTCTTGTCGCCTTTGGGTGACAGACTCTTACCATCTAAAGCTTCACCCATCGCCATGCGCTTGTGCATGGGGACTTGTTCAAGTTTCTGGTTCACTTGCCCAGCGGGCAATTTTGCGTCGTTCTTAGCCATTCTTCTCTCCTTGGTTAGTTTGTGCTGATTGCAGTGCGCTCAGCGCGGTTTGAAACTGTTCTTGTTTGAAACGCTCTTGATCCATTGCAGCGTTATGCGCTTCAAGGCTCTGATCGTACACCAAACGGCTCTGATCTAAATTATCTTTCTGAGCTTGGATGCGCTCATCAGTCAAATTGTCTATCGTGTTGATAGCCACCTTGATCTGCTGATCTCTAGTCTTCAAGATGTTATTTGCTCTGTCCTGCTCAGCCTTCAATTGAATGTCGGCTTGGTCTCTAGCAGCCTTACGCTGGGTCTCAGCCATGGCGGCTTGCAACAGGGCTTGATCACCAGATTCGAGCTGGGGCTCGGGCTTATACTGCGCCGCCTGTTGAATCATTTGCTGCAGGACGGGCATGACTTTCTCGAAGACCTGTTTAGAGTCTTCGTTAACGTGCTGACTAGACAAGGCAAACAACTTATCCACCTGAGAGGTTATGGCGGGAATGTTATAGTCCTCAACTGGTTTACCCAACGCGCCTTCAACATACTTACGCATCTGGTTAGAGTACCAGAGAACCAAGTGTTGCTTGATGTGTTCGATAGCTCTAGGCTGAAAAGACGACGCGATTAGCGGGTTTGCACCGTAGATAGGGTTCTGAGCGTAGTCTAAGTGCGTTTGTAGGTGCGCTAGATGGTTCTGATGCACGTAGGCGAAGGCGGCACGACCCAGAGACATGCTTACGTTCTCCTCAGCCGCGTTCAACTCAGTCGGCTCAGGAGTGTTAGGCATCAACTCTTTGATGTTCGGCACTTTCAGCTGCTTCAAAGCACGCTGAACCACCGCATTTCTGTCCATAACTCCCGGATACTGGGTGTCAAGAGCCAAAATCGCCTGCGTTTGAGCCATCCGCTGCGTTTCGCTGAAGATATGCGGGTCAGATACGGGTATAACGTCAGTAGTTGATGTAAAATCTTCGCGTCTAACTCCTAAATCTTTTACGGTTTCGCCTTTTACCTGCTCGTCTAGGTACCATTTGTTGATACGGGACAAAACCTTCAGCATTCTAGCTTGGCTATTGTGTAATCGAGCGTGGATTGCAGAGAAAACAGCGGCTCCCTGCTCAATCAATGCCTGAGTTGTACCTACGGGAGCATTATTGTTGATGTCCGCGATCTTTTCTTCGCTCGTCGTCACTACGCCTTTAGCTGCATTGGTCAACCAGCCCAGTAATTCGAACAAAACCTGCGAAGGCGGGTTGAATGGCATAGGCATAGCGATCTTACGAACGTCATCCACACCAGGAGCTCCCTCAATATCAGTCACTTGAGTGATGTCGATAGAAGCGGATTGACCGCTGATCTTCGCGCCCTTCAACTTCAGCATGGTTGCGCTGTTGTTGATGTGGGCTGTGTCCAGCAATGCGCGCAGTGAGCCAGTCAAAGCTGCGGCTAAACCGCCAATCAAGTGAGGGAAACCGATGGCGTAAGCACCGCGCCATGGGATAAACTTGAACTCGATGATGTGATCGAGCTTCGTCATAGTCTCGTCTTTTTCTTCCCAGTTACGATACAGACCTAAGACTTCGCTTGTCGTTTCGTCAATCATCAAAATGTAGGGTGCAGACTCGTTTTTAGACACGTCATCGTCGTCCAACTCCAACCAAGTATACACATGGTAAACTCTACGCTCACCGTCTACGTTCTCCTCAAACTTTCTACCCTCAATCTTGTTGTTAGCCTTGCTCGCTTTGCTTTGCTCGGGCTCTTCCGTAGAAATCGTTGTGTCGACGTCTATATACATGCCCCGCTTGATCCTACGCTCAAACTCCCATTCGGTCACGTCTTCAGCTTCTGTGACTCGCTGTGCTGTGTAGAAGTTAGCAGCGGAGTAGGGCAGGTAGATATTGTCGATAGGTACGAACTGGACGCATGGGCGTTTCCGCTGCTCGTCATACCACATCTTCATATACTGTGAGCCGCCTAGCGGAAGCTGAGTCAGCATCTGCTCCATCTCATCCCGGAACTCTTCAATCTGTTCCGTCAGCTGCCAGTTCATGTACTCTTTTTTGCGCTCAGCTTTGTCAAGCTTCTCTTCAGTCTGCTCGCCGATAATACTTGTACGAACGGGACCGTCTGGCGGGAACAACTCTTTAATCGCACGCGACTCAAAGTCTACGCACGCTTCAGCCATAATCGGGTGCACTACTTTGTTTGCCCCTTGGAACTGTGCACCACCAGGAGCGTCATTACCTAGACCTGTACGGCGAAGTCCTTCTTCGTACTGTTTGTCTCGATCTTCACGCGCGTCTCGGTCTTTCTCAATCAGCTCCAAGTACTGGTTGGCCAGCTTGTCAAGGGCTGATTTGTCATACCACTCAGCCATATTGCCGTAGAAATCTTCCTCTTCTACCGGACCCTTTACGTCCTTCATACGAATAATCGCGCCACCGTCTTCGGTTTCCTCAACCTCAGAGCCGATCTCGTCTAACAAATCAATCGTCGCGCCTTCTTCGTCTTCAGGTCCTTCAGTTGGGTCTATTTGCGGTTGCGGAAATTCTGTAGCCATAGGTTACCTTTGTGCGTTTGAACGGGAATAGCGAGACCGCTTGACAGAGCCTCCCGCTTTTTTGTTGATATAACGATTGCTTGTATCGTACGTGCCTACGTTACCAGTCGCCGATTTTACACGATTAGGGTCAAAGATTCCTAAGTTACGCGCTCCATCTTCACTGGTGTAAAACGCATCAAACTGTGCGTCTTTTATAGCCTTCTGCACCTCAGGAGTTTCCATAACCGAAGTTCTACCGATCTCATCAAATGGTAAATCAGGGTTTAGCTGGCGTAGCTTCTCTACATGCTCAGGTACTTTTGGATCAAAAGGATTCTGCACTTGCACGTGCAGTTTCATTATGTTAGGACCCGAGGGTAAATAGTTTTTGTAGGCGTTGTGCAGCTCATCAAGAGCCTCACCTTCAGGGTTACCGCTCTCCAATGACTTTATCATCTGATCTGCGTGGCCAGCGGTGAGCTCATCTGAAGAATAAGTATCTTTGAAATACTTCTTAGTGTCCTCTAAGGCTCGCTGTTTTTGCTCAGGAGTTAAGTACTTATCTGGAAACTGCTTCATGTAGTCTATAGAGTCTTTAGCAAACTTCTCAGGCAGCCTCGGCGTGTCACTCACGAACAAGGCTTCTGCTTGTCCTGGCTTTTCTAAAGACCTACTAGGATCAAAGTACGGAACGTCTTCAGCGGTTCCATGATACCAGTATCCTTTTTCTACGCTCGGGTCTAAAAAGTTCTTAAGATTGGCTTCTCTTTCAGCAGCGGATAGAGTTTTTGGAGAAACGCTTTCTAGCGGTGATACTGGAGGAGGCGTCTCAGCTTTTGCAACTTGAGCTACTTCTGAGCTCTTAGCCAAAACATCATCATTAAACCTAGGCAAGTCCTTAAGATTCCTTACCCTAGAGAAATTTTCTGGGCTGAGCGTGTAGGCTGAGGCTCCATCATCCAGCAGAGCTATGACTTTTGGCGCTTTCCAAAATCCAGGTATCTGATCCATCGTGTTTACAATACCTTGCAATGTCGCGCTGTCTGGCTCTTTATGCAAGCTGTAAGTAATTCTACCGTTTGGCCATTGACGTATACGTACAAGTGAGCTGAGCTCTTCAGGTAAGCCCGACATCGAAGCTTCTTCCATACCCATGCCGTGCTTTTTCTCAAAAGCTTCAGCAAACGTAGGTACTTGGTCTCCGTAGTTCTCATTGTAATAGTACTCGCCAGTCTTCTTATCTATAGTAGAATCTGTAGGGCTGATCTCGCCTCGCTTGATCGCTTTTTGCACCTCTTCCTTAGGCACCATAAATCCGTACGTACCCTCTTGGTACCTCAAAGCTACTTTAGGATCTACACCTAGTTTCGCGGCATTATCGCCTACAGATATCCAACCGTCATGGTCACCGTGCGGTCCTAAAGATCCAGAGTCTATCGGTAACAGTTTCTTATTGTCCGTATTGTACCACCAACCTCTACCGTGTGGAGATTTTTCGGTGATACTGCTGAACTTAGGTCCTGGTTCTACTGCGTAATTGACTTTAGGCGTCAGCGGACCCAAGAAACCATCACCGTACAAGTTTGCGTCGTTCACTGCTTTTAAAGCTGACGTCCCTACGGCTTTCGCTGTTTTAACTGCGGGCTTTCTCAAAGCCGCTAACCCAGGTATGGTTTCTAAAGCAGTGCCTACCGCCATACCTACGTCTTGCGCTTTCTGCGACTTTGCCCGCTTGGGGTCTAATACGCTGATAGGAGAGGAGCCGTAGTCTTCACCCATTAACCCCGACACAAAACCGTAGGTGCGGGGATCCTGCTCTGCAGTTAACCTAGCCGACCGCTCAGAGGCCAGCTTGCGAGATTTCTCGCCTTGCTTGCGCAAATTAGGATTGTAATAACCGAGGGGTGTGTCCATGGGTTGAAATTATAAGCTCAAGCTGCGTAGGGGTGATACTTCTTACGCCAGTAGCTCTGCTCTTCCTCTAGGTCTTCGCGGTATACGTTCAGGTTTGCCTTCAAGTACCCCATCTGACCCAAGTAGTGCAAAGCTTGCGAGATAGTGTCAACGTAGTCGTCATGATCGTCGTTGGGGAACATCGTGATTTCCTCCATCATCTCGTCAGCCCACGTTGACGGTTCTCCTGGGTACTTCTGGCTTTCAGGCAAGTACACGAAGCCGTCTTTGATGATTGGCGCTACAACGTTCGCCCTCTGGATCTTATCTGCACGTCCAGGATTGAAAGGTGTGACGGGTATGCCCTCGCTTTGCAAGTCCTGACGCAACGATATGCCTGAGCCTTTGTCCTCGATGAGGATAGTGTTAGCATGTTGTTCGTACGTACCGTACGCTGCCATCCACATCTCCCGTGCCTTGTCCCGCAACTCAGGGAAACTGATACGGTCAGCCCAGCAATCTATCAGCAACGCGCAGTAAAGTTTGACGTCGGGGTCAAAGAAGATACCCCATACGGTGCAAGCTGTGCGGTCAGCGTCTTTGTTGGTCTTCTCCGTGAACGCGGTATCAAGGCTGATCAAGATATGCTGAAACTTCGGGGTGCTTTCACTGCAGTCCATCAAGCGGAACCAGGACTTCTTCCATATCCCCGCTTCGCTCAAGTCCAGCAACTCACCGTGAATTTCCTGCCGTCCCTGCTCGGTTCCTTCCAGTTGCAAGATCTTAGCGCGGAAGTTACCCGACAAGTTGCTAAGGTTCTGATACGTTGACGCACGCGATATAATCACTCCGTGCCCTTCGCGCTTCACTAAGTCACGCAGCAACGGAATAGGCTTCGGTGTGGTAGTGATGATCGTCTTTGTTTGCGCTCCCAAACGCACGCCCATCTGTGACAAGTCCCACGCCTGCGTCGGCTTTTCCATTGCCGCCAACTCGTCGTACCAAGCGTAGTGGAACTGCGGACCGCGATAGCGTTCAGGTTCCGATGCTGGAATGCCCTTGAGCAACGATCCGTTAAACAGTTGCACTTCGTGTAGTGAGCTGTTGTACTTGACGATAGTCCACTTGGGTAGCGTGTTCAGGATTCCCGAGTCGCCCTCAAAGCACGTGTCGCGAATGTCACCCGCTGTAGGCGCAGTAATCAACCCTCGGGTTCCTGGGTTCGACAACGTCAGCCATCCTAGCTCATTCGCTGCGCATTTCGTCTTTCCCGCTCCACGACCCGCCAACAACATCCATATATCCCATGGGATATTCGTAGGTGCTAATTGGTAAAGGTGCGCGTCTTCCAACCACTGCAACCGCCAGTCCAGCAGCCGCTTCCATTCAGGACCTGCGTCCTTTAGCTTGTCAATCAGCTCACGTGCTAGCATAGTCACTTCACGCGCTGCAACTGTTTCTTCTCTTGCATCGCCCCGCTCAGCATTTCCTCCACCCGCTTTAGCAACTCAGCGTTGGCGCTCTCGGTCTCTTCAGTCTTACGGTCATCCTTCACGTCAATTGTATGTGGCATCTTGCGGTGCACGTAGTCCATTAGAGCGCGAGCTGCGGTGATACGGTCCTGAGTCTTAGCCGAGCTTGAGCGGTAAGTCTTAGTCAGGAACTCGATCGGCGTCTCACCCGTCCGCTGTATCCAGTCCACTACCTCCATAATGTCGTTGCCGACTGGGGGAGGCATAATGACTAGACGGTCTCCCTGTGCTCGGTGTTCATCACGCGCAATGATTATCATGTTCGTGTACTTCGTGTAGTACGCTTGTCGCTGCATGAACTGCTCGTACGCTTCAGTGGCTCCTGGCGCTGGCTCAGGTGGGATATCCGTCAACCACTGCTCTACCTCGCTCTGGGTCATAGTGTGGACCTCCTTCTGAAATCGAGGATGGTCGTGGGGGTAGCTGCTATCTGTGATGTCCATTATTGAACTCCTGTCTGTGCGCGAAATTTACCTTTAACGGCAACGTAGTTGTCGCTCATACGTTTGCTGGTTTCTTCTGCGGCTGTTAAGTCTTGCAGTATTTCTCTTTGTACCATGACAAGGTCACGCGATAACATGTAGCTGTCGATCACGTTGAACCGCTTGACCTCCCAGATAATGTAGGGCTTCATGTGCAGACGTAAGCGAAAGCGGTAGGTAGTTGCCGTCTGGGTGGCGAAGTTGTACCAAGCCCACAGAAAGCGAAACCCGTGGGGTGCGCCACTAAAGTTCAGTCCGATCTTTATATGCTTGCCTTCAGGTGTGTACTGGATCATCGTGTTTCCTTTGTAGGTTGTTGGTTACTTGCTACGTCTGGTGGGATTCGAACCCACGGAAGCCCAAGTATTGCCCATGACGGCACTCAAGTTTCTCTAGTCACATCACCAATAGACCAGACTCTGGCACAGCATCCGCTTTCACCAACACGGCTGGGGACTGTGGTCAGAGAGCAGGCATTCACGCTCTTTGCCTGACCGGCATTTGCAGAATCAAAATCTACAGGCCTGTGCCTCAATCCCCATGCGTGTTAGTGCTGTTGCATAGTATAACTCAATTTTATAATCTCAGAATGGTGGTGGTGTGTTTTGTAGATGATGGTGGTGGTTGTAAAAAATAAAAAAATTCGTCGTCTCACCACAGCAGAGGGACCCGCAGGGAAAATCAATTCCTTTGGTGTTGGTGTGCGCGATGAGAGGTCTACTCTGGTCCTACTCTGGGCTCTACTGTGCTGTGGTCAGTGTCAATCATGGGTCTCAGAAGTCCTGAGCTTTCCTCCCTCCCATCCAATCCGGTCACACATCACGCAGGCACCAGAAGAAGTGTACCGTGGCGAGAGGTGCCCGTTCCTACAGGGAGTGCCAGTCACGTAGGTCTTCGCACCAAC